TACGTCTCCAAGAACTGTTCAAAGTCGTTCTGCCAGATGTCCCTGATGAGCGGACCCGTGGGCTCCATCACGGCGCCAATAAAGCCCTGGTTGGCTGCGGCCAGCATCACCGCCTTAGCGCATAGCGCCCGCGTCTTGCCCGCGCCATAGCCAGCACTGATTCCAAGGATCTCAGTGCTGGCATCATCCACAAATGCAAGCTGACCTGGATGCAGGTCGGCGCGGATAGCTAATAGCCGCTCATCTAAATCAAACGCAGCATCACCTTGCTGATCTAATTCCAACTGCGCAAGTCGCGCAGCAACTGGATCAAGCAATCGTGGCACGATGGCCTGTTTTAGCTGCTATACGCAGCATTACATCACGTTCTACATCAGGTGGCAATTTTGCATCAGCAATAGCCTGCACTGCCATCTCGACACCTTCCTGCCTAGCTCTATTCATTGCAGCGGAATCGCTGTAATGATCCCTAAATGCAGGCGCATGGGTAAGCATCCATGTTGATGCCTTCAAATCATTATTATCAGCCTGTTCTGCAATTTTGCTAATTAACCGCAAGCCACCTGCGGCTCGGCCTTCTTCAATAGCCTTTGAAAGCTTAATTTCCTGAGGTGTTGCATTTGGCCCTTTTGCATTTTTCAATGATTGCCAGATAGTGACATATGTGATACCAGCCGCAGGGGCAATATGCTCAAGAGGTGCACCAAACTCCGCAAGGAATCGCACCTTTCTGATCACATCGTCATTTAGTTTATAGTGACGGCGGGCCGGTTTCATTATCTTACTTGCACAGGCATGATGAGATATGTTTGCAGTGTATCACCATCAACAGGTGATAGTGTGGATGGTGTGGTAGGTGTATTCATGGATAACCGAACCTGAGTGGTGGGTAACACCTTGAGACCGTCTAGCAGGTAGCGGACGTTGAATGCGATGGCAGCATTAGTGGCGGAGTCTACAGCAAGGGTTTCAGCGCCAGAGCCAACGTCTTGAACTTCAGCTGCAATGGTTAGCTGACTGTCGCGGATGGTGAGTTTAACTACTTCCGCAAGGATAGCAACGCGTTCAAGTGCTGCGATCAGGTTGCGGCGGTCAATGGTGATGTGATGCTTGAATGAATCAGGGATGAGCTGACGGTAGTTCGGGTATGCGCCATCGATGGTGCGGCTGGTGATGGTGATGTGATCATCGCTGAAGCGGATGATGTTGGTGTCACGGGTGAGCTGGATGATGTCACCGGATAGGTTGGTGACATGACGCAGCACGGATGCTGGGATGATTACGCGCGGCAGATCAGCAGGGCGTGCTGGACCGTAAATGCTAAGCCGGTGGCCATCGGTCGCGGCTGCTTCAATGTCTTCAGCGGTAGCGCATAGGCTGATGCCTTGCAGGATCGCTTTGGATTCATCGCGGCTGGCAGCGTGCGCTGTGGCAGCAATGGCTGCCTGCAGTTCGATCGCCGGTAATGCCACGGTAGTTGCTGCAGCACCAGGTGTTAGCAGATCGGGGTAGTCAGTGGCATCTGCAATGGCCATGGTGTATGAGCCACTGGCGCTGGTAAGCGTGGCGGTGTTGGCCTTGACCTGAAGGGTCAGCGCGGTGTCGGATGGCATTTTGGCGACCAGCGGCGCCAGCAGGGCATAGGGCAACGCTACGCGACTCACAGGGGCGGCTTGAGCTTCGATGGCTACGGAGATACCCAATGCAAGGTCAAAGCCGCTCAGCGTGGCCTTGCCAAGCCCTGCGGTGAGAAGAACGTTGGCAAGGATGGGATGGGACGGCCGGCCGGCGATGGCGGGCCTGATGGCGGCCAGTGCATAGGCCAGGTCGGTCTGAGCGCAGATGAGCTTCATGGTGATGGGGTGGTGGATGCTTGAAAGACCAACAGGTCGATAGCACGTAATTTATGACGGAGCTTTGTGGCAGCAAAGGCATCCAGCGGATGGCCGTCTTCATGTGCATTGTCGATGAGTGCAGCGGCATGTGCTGCAGCTTGATCGAGCATGTTGTGGATCGCCTTGCAGATTGGCGCCTGCCGTGGGGAAGCGGTCATGGCAATGGGATGGTTCAAGGATCATAACCCTTGCATGGTCGTTTGGTCCAGGGTTCCTACCTACCTTTCCTACCTACCTTTTTCCCAACACTTTCCTAATTCCCCTCCTACTCCCCTTCTTACTCCTATTAAATACATTTCATTACTCTAGGTAGGAAAGGTAGGAAAGGTAGGAAAAAGGTAGGTGCTGCAAGGGGTTTCAGGTTCCTACCTGCCCTGCTGAGGTAGGAATCAAGGTAGGAAAAACACCCACTTGAGCCTTTCGCCTACTTTCTGCTTCCGTCTGGTGTAGCCCAATTCGCGGAGGATGTTTCCTACCTGCATTTGGTCAGAGCGTGTTTGCCGCTCGACTGGTTTGACGATGGCTTCGGTCAGTAGCAGCTCAGTGGTGATGATCTTGCGGTCATTGGCTGGTGCTGCAAGCCAGTCTTCAATCGGTTCCTTCCATGGGTTTTGGAGTTGATAGGCTTCATTTTCTGCGGTGACCTGCATCGCCAGATCAGGTGGCAGGTGGGAGTCATCACCAGCGAGATATGCGGCTACGGCAGCGCTCCATATGGCGTCGCGTTCAGCTGCAAGGCTGGGTGTGTCGATCGGGTCAGCTTCGGTCTTGCTGGTTGGTATTACCCAGAAGCGGCGGTTACCGGTGTCGTCTACCAGAAAGCCGTTGCTGCGGTTAGTGGAGCCAACGATGATGCCGCGACGCGGGAAGGTTTCAGTTGCCTTGCCGTAGGGCACGCGAAACATATCGGTGGACTGGGACAGGAAGGCCTTGACCTGACCTGCATGGCGGCGACCCATGATGTGATCGAGTTCAGCCCACTCCATGATCCATGAGCGGTGGAGCACCATCAGGTCATCCTTGCTGGTGCAGTCACCGAGTGCATCGGAATAAAACCCGGACCCAAGTGACGCCCAGAATGATGACTTGCGGGCACCTTGATCACCCATTAACACGCAGGCGGTGTCGTGCTTACTGCCAGGATTGAATGCACGACGTACGGCACCGATAAGCGTGCAGCGAAGCATGTGGTCATATAGGGTCGGACCACTAGCGCCGGCATCTTCTGGGCGAAGGTAGGCGGTTGCTAGGCCATCGATGTAGGCCGGCTCGATCGTGGCAGCGACATGTTCGAGATATTCGGTAACTGGGTCGTAGGGATTCTCACGGGCGATTTGTATCAAGCAATCAAGTGCTAACTCCTTGGATATTTTGTAACCCCGCTCTGCAAGAGTGAGATAATATCGTTCCGCGCCATCAAAAACATCACCATTTATTTCAATTGATTGGGTGAAGATATTCCACCGGATGCTGCCATCAGCAGCTTGCTTGCGTAGCAAGGCGAGCGCTTCAATAGCTTCAAGTTTGATGGGCTTACTACTGATTGGCGGTGATGTTGCAGCCTTAGGTGGTAGCGGTGTGCGGGTGTGATAAGCAAGGCGAGATAGTAATTTGTCAAGCGGTGTAGATGGTGTTGGGTTATGTGATGGTGCACCGTCGAAGCGTTTCCATGCCTTGCGCTCATCAAAGTCAGATGATTTAGTGCGTGCATTGCTGATGTGCAGCGCGAATGCATCACGTGCAGATTGATCAGGGTGATGACCTTGCGCGATGATCCATTCTTCAGTGCCGATCAGGTCCAGTGATAGGCGGAGGTGATCATCATTCCAGGAGCCGGGTGTGCCGCCGGATTCGATCAGGTCGCGGGAGTCACGGGATATGAAATCCAGCAGCGGCAGGTCAGCGCCTGTGACTGGCCGTAAGGTCAGCAGCGGTGCTGGTGGTGGGGTGGGTTGATTAAGCAGTAACTGGATCAACTCAGGCGGCGCCTGCGCAAGGGGCTGCTCAGCGGGGCTGCGACCTGGCAGCCAGCGGTAACCGGTAGTTTGCGGGTGATCACCGATGACAACGGAATAGTGCCCAGCCCAGCGGAGGTCTAAGTTTTCGGCCTTGCCATCAGCATCAAGGGTGCCGGTTTTGAATACCCGGCGACCACGCATGGATGGCCAGTGCTCAGCGGGAACGTGATAGGCAAGCTGGAAGCGGCCATCACGACCGGAGGTAAATGCAATGGTTGATGGCAGATCACGTAATGGCACGCCGAGACGTTCCAGTTCAGCGGTAGCTGATAGGCCATCGTGATCAACGAATAGGAGACCACCGGATGCTGGGCCGGCGATGATACCAACAGCTTTAGCGCGACCGGCCTTGATTTCACGGCCAAGTGCTGCGCGGGAGATGGGTTTGGACTGCCAGTCAAGTTGATATGCGCGTTTAGCGCCATCGACAGCAACGTATGCCCAGTCGCGTGGTAAGGCGACGAGCTGCGC